ACTTTGACCACTAATGTTAAAGACATAAACCTATTGAGTGAAGCTGGGTATAAATATTTAGCAGATACTGAAGAGGGAATGAGGAGAGTATCACTTGATATAGAAGGAAGTGTATCTCATCAATTAAAATCATTAGGTTTCTCAGATGAAGATGTTTCTAAATTAGGGGATACTTTTGAAGGAAGATTAAGATTTGGTAAAAACAAATTTACTGACGTAGAACAATTTCACTTAACTAATCTTCCAGAAGGGGTAACTCTTCCATCTGATTTTCAAGGAAAAGCTCGAGCTTTAATAAGAGACACTTTGGAAGAAGCAAGAACGGGATTAAAAAATAATGAAATAACAATTGGTTCAAGTGGCAAAATAAATGTCAATATGGCAAACGACATGTTAGACATAAGAATGACACACTTGGAACATACTGAATTAACTCAAATGCACGCAGCAAGACAAGCTAAAGGTTTAGCTTCGTCCATAGTTGGTACGGGTTCTGAAGAATCTAGGTTTATGGATTCACTTACTCATACTTCTCAGATGTATAGAGTAAATGGAAAACCATTAAGCAGAACTGTTGGCTATGGAGATGTGATAACAACAGAAGCAGGTGAAGTTGAAAGAATAGATCAATATGCTAGGGGAGTACAAGAATTTGGATTACCATACTCAGACCTATCACCTGCATCTAGGGTTTCTGCCATTGAAAGCTCAAGGGCTACATCGGGTATAGGACAACAACTTTGGGAGCAAGAAGCAGGAATGCTTGAAGCTTCTACTTCGATAGATCGAGTTGCTGAGGCCAAAGCCGCTAGGAGTATAGCAAATAACATTGGTAATTTAGAAGAATTTGGACAAACATATTTTGCAGGACAAGGTAAAGAGCATCTACTTGGAATGGTAAATGAACTTCAAGAGATTAGACCTTATGCTAGAATTCCATTATCGGGAGTTGAAAAGTTTTCTACAAATTTCATTATTCCATCTTCTATTTTAGGTAAAATACAAGTAGATGAAATTAACGATTTAGGAGTAAAAACTGGAGATAGAATTGCTATTGGCAGTCAAAAATATTTAGAACAAGCAAATCATACAGTTCACTACTCTCTACCTAGTGGATCAAGTCAAGAAGATACTGTCAACCTAGTATTTAAACATGGTTTTTCAGAAGGAGCAGAAGGAGTTGCAGAGTCAGAAGATTTTGTAAGACAAACATTGCGATTAATGGAACAAGATATTCCATTGGAAACATGGGATAAAGGTCATCCTATAGCACAACTTGTCGAGAGAATGAGATCTAACACGGATCCTTCAAAAAATGTAGAAGTAAGCACTGGTCAAGTGCGTCAATTAATAAAAGGTGGAGAAGGTTTAGCCATTCCGGAAGGAGCAAGTGAAGCGTACGCTGGATTGGTAACTGAACTTGGTGAAACTTTAAGGCAAAGTGGATCAGTATCTTTATCGGCAAAAGGTGAAGTTGGAAAAGCGCTTAAAGCAACTCTTGAATACACAAGGTCAGAAGCTATGTCTAATCAAAATACTGACGTAGAATTAATTAAAACTCCGGGAAGAATAACCAGATGGTTTAATGACATGCTAGGCGCAGAAGTCTCACCAATGAAAAATGAAGAAGGGGCAATTGGTGTAGAGGCATTGGATCGTTTGACTACTCCACCAACGAGCAGTACAACCACAGAAAGAGCTGCTCAACTAGCTGGACGCGAAATGGATGAAGCAGCCCAAAGTGCAAGAAGAGTAGCAGCCCAAAAACTTGAAGAAAGTCCTGATTTACTAAGAGCTTTAGAGATAAGAAAAGCTACAGAAGTAGGAGATAAGTTTAGACCGTTTACTCTAAGGGCACAAAAAATGTGGGGAGAAAATAAGGGCAAAGTAGCAATTGGGGCAGCAATAATTGGTACTGCATTAATTGCAAGACATTTATCTAAAAAACATAGAGAAAATCAACAATACGAAAGTACTATGATGATGTCTGAGCCCGAACAAGGTCAAAGACCATACGGTGCACAAGAAGCATTATTGGCCCCTAAAGCCCCGCAATCAAATTCAGATCCACTGGCAACAGCTGGAGTTGTTGGAAATCTAGACCGCAGAAAAGTAGGCCATACAAATATGAGTCCACAAAAAAACGCTCATTTATTTAGAGGATAATTCAAATGGCATTAATTGAAGAGATTTTAGCTAAAGCAGGACAGGGTTTAAACGCCGCAAGAGAAGCTATATCAGGCTCTCGTGCTGCTAGCGTAGTGGAAGAATTATCCTCTAGAGCTTCTTCAGTGGCAGAAGCAGCGTCCTCTAGAGTTTCTGCAGCAGCCCAAAGCGGAGCAAAGTATGCTAATAATTCCGCACCTTTAGTAAAAGGAGCAAACGCTATAGGATCAAGAGCACCTGGTGTAGGTAAAAGTGTATATAAAGCAGCAACTTCAAAATGGGGAACAAGGGGAATAGTTGGAGCAGCAGCAGCAGCAGGAATGTATAAAGTTGCAGCTCGTCCAGCAATGGATGCAGCTCTAGATGTTGCATTCGATAACCCTGATGCTGATAAGTCATTTACTGGTGGAAAATTAAGCCCATTAATATTTGGCGGTGGGGCAATTGGTGGAGCAGCAAGTGGTGCAAAAATGCTTAGCCCACAATATGCGGAAGATTATGCTCTACCATTTAATCCTGCAGCAGGCGTTGGAATAAGTGCAGCTATAGGCGCAGGAATTGGTGGAATGATAACTCGAAGTGGAAAAGGTGCAAGAAGAGGAGCTTTATTAGGTGGGGCAATAGCAACAGCAGGATACGCTAAATCCGGATACCAAAGAGGTCAAAAAGCCCTTAAGACACCATACGGTGGTAGTAGAAGACTTGATCCAAATACATTAGATTATGATTGGGATACAAGAGCTTCTGATCCAAGAGAAGCTTATCGTAATTCTTCTGGAAGAATATCTCAGGAAATGAATAGTTCTGGAAACATAGTCCTCGGAATGCACAACTTGAGAAGAGGATAGCATGATAGGTGATCAAAATACAAAAATGCAAGCAGCTGAACAAGTAGCATCTGCTGGGGGTTTTGCAGGTTTCGCAATGTACGGCATGCAATTTCAAGAAAACATGGGAGACCTTGCAAAGCCTGGAAGATTTGCAATGTTTAACAACTTTCGTTATCAACAAACAATGCTTAAAGGTGGATTTTATGATGACGCACTTTTAAGTAGAGGTAGAGTTGGTAAAGCTTTAGGAAGAAGTAAATTTAGAATATTTGATGGTTCCATGGACGCCACTAGTCTTGAAGCTAGGTCTTTTGCTTTTGGCTCTAAATTTGGCAAAGCCACTACAAGAGCAGACAAACTTCTTGCAAAATCAGCAGCTGGAGAAGGTCATGCAGTTTATGGAATGGCTGGTGGTTTTAGAGCCAACTATGCAAATCCAACTCATTGGTTTTCTGGAAGAATGCATAGTACTACTGTATTTGGCGCAGGGTCTCATGAGAATTTTTACGCACCAGTTGGTGGTGGGTTTTTATCTACAACTGGAAATCAAGTTGTTAATGTTGGTAGGTCAATAAGCAGAATGGCTAAAGGCGGACCTAGAAAAACACCCGTTGGAGAAAAACCTATTAATTACTTCAATGGAGGAGTAATAGGTAGACTTGGTGCTGTTACAAAATCTGAAAGAATGGCAGCTGGAAAATTATCTAGCATGAATCTTAACTTAGCTAGAGTAATGAAAATGAATAATCCTAAATTTTTAGCACCAGCAAGAGTTGGTAGTGGAATTGGATATTCTGATGCAATGGGTATGACATTAGCCGAAAGAGGCGGGTTAAGCGCAACCGCTTACGCTCAGCAACAAAGTTTTAGTACGTTACAACACACAGCTGCTGGAAATGCGTATCGTTCTTTAATGGGAGAAGAAGGCGCAGCTCCTATAACCGCTGGAGTTAGAAGAGTAGCAACTACCGAAGGTATGACAGGTAAATATTCTAAATCATTTACTCAAAACATATTAACATCTGGCGGTGGTGAAGAAATGCGTACTATGATGGGGACTGCTGAAACTAGGATGTTTGGCGGAGTTGAAACTCAAATGACAAAGCAATTTGAAAACATAGCAAAACCATTAGCTAAAGCTTTTGAAAATAATGGAGCTTTAAGATCAAGAGCTATTGAAGCAGGAATAGAGGGATCTCACAGTCTTATCCCATATGCTTCAGAAGAAGCAACAATGATTGCAGAAAGAATGGCTCAACAAACTGTTGAAAAAGGTTTAATAAAAACGCTTGGAGTAAAAGGTGCGTCAAAAGCAGCACTTGAAGCAGGTAGTATTAGGTTAGGAGCACAAGTTGGAGGAGAAGCATTCTTAGCTGCTATTCCTGGAGTGAACCTTGTGTTTGCGGCAGATATGGCGTATAATTTAGCTAAACTAGCTGGTGCTGGAGTTAAAGCTGGTATTAACTTTGGAAAAGAAGGAATGAAATCTATGACTGGAACTATGAATAATGGATTATTCGGTAACGGTTATAAAGATAATGAGGTAGCAGCAACATCGAGATCAAGGGGTGTGGCAGCTATTCAAAATAGTCGACTAAACGCAAGGTCTCTTCTAGGTTCAGAGGGTGCAATGATGCACGCTCATTTTGGATAAGCATGTCAAATACAACTACTAGGTTTAGGGAAAAGTTAGAGAATCTTTCAAGAGAAGATTTGCTTGAAATAATTCAAGAACAGAACCCTGAAACAATTAAACAAATAAAAAGAATTGAATGGGTATTTGAAAATAAGTTAAGCCACCTTGCTTGGAATGACGGAACTCCAGTAACAGAACGACCTTTAACTATAAAAGAACTTGCTTTATTAGTTGATGAACCTTTTGAAATAGATAGAGAACTATTAGATATTGGCGTTTCCGCAGAACAACAAAGGCAGATACACATAGCTAAAGACCCATGTAGATGGGCAAAGCATTTCTTAAATGCAGAGACTAGAGTATATCAAACTTTAATATTAAGAGATCCGGGATTAAGAAAAGTACTTAGAGCAGGTCGTCGTTTAGGTAAAACATTTAGCATGGCTATTTACTTGCTTCATTATAGTTACACTCATACAGATGGTCGCTCATTAGTCATTGCACCAATGAAAACTCAAGTTGAATTAATTTATCAAGAAATATTAAGATTATCTTCTAAGAGTGAAATTGTAACTAATTCTATAACTAGAAAAGTAACATCTCCTCAGTTTATGATCCAATTCTCTAATGGATCAACTATTCGATTCTTTACTTCTGGTATGAGATCTGGACGGAAAGTCTGACGTAGCTCGTGGTCAGGAAGCTCATTTGATTGTTTTGGACGAAATGGATTACATGAATCCAGACGACCTTGATGCACTTTATGCAATGTTACAGAAGACCGCAGAAGATCAACCAGACAAAGTTCTTATTGGAGCTTCTACTCCAACTGGTAGAAGAGAGAGATTTTGGGACTGGTGTAGGAATGAACGATTTAAAGAATTTTGGTATCCTTCATATTGCAACCCATTCTTTACTAAAGATCAAGAAGATGAATTTAGAGAAGAATATTCAGAATCTGGATATAGACATGAAATCGAAGCTGATTGGGGTGAAGACTCTGAAGGTGTATATCCTAGAAAATATGTAGATAGAGCTTTTGTTGAACCAGGATGGAATTACATTCCAGAGATACAGTCTGCAAGGAGCTTCTACTCGATTGGAGTCGATTGGGATAAGTATGGTGCCGGAACTAATATAGTCGTCTTAGAAGCCTGCTCAGAGGCCTATGAGGAGGAAAGATTTAGAGGTAAGGTAAGAGTTGCGTATAGAGAAGAGATTGCAAAGTCTGAGTACACTTTAACCAATGCCGTAAACAGACTTGTAGAACTAAATCATTCTTTTAATCCAAAATTTATATATGTTGATAGAGGATATGGTGAAGTTCAAGTAGAACTGCTTCATAAATATGGAATGGAAAATCCTCAATCTAATCTTAGGGAAAAAGTAAAAGGAATTGGATTTGGTGAATCGATAGAGATTAGAGATCCTTATACCAAGCTTCCTACTAAAAAAGAAATTAAACCCTATATGGTTGATAACCTTAGACAATATCTTGAAAGAGAACAAATTTTATTTTCAGCCCTTGATGAAGAACTTTACACTCAACTAATATCTTACGTAGTAGTTAGAACTACTCAATCTGGAAGACCAGTCTTTGAAGCCGGCGGTTCGGCAGTGGATCATGCACACGATGCTCTAATGTTATCTCTTCTTGCAATAACACAGAATTTTGGTGAATTTAGCAAAATTAAATCAGCAACAAATACCATGACATTCTCTAATACCTTTTTTATGCCAAAGCATAAAGGGGAAGAAGAAGACAGTGACGGGGAAAAAGAATCTGGATATGGAAAACACTTTTTGGACACCAATAGAACACAAGGTTTAAAAGCTGGAAGGTCTAGAAGAAGTGGTTCTAGACAAACTACTAGGAAGATGTTTTAAAGACTATTATGGCTATTGAAAACCTTAATCAAATTCAAACAGTTGAAGGAGATTTATTTGGCGACTATCAACTCAATGGAATATCTCCATACGCAGAACAAAAAAAAGACGCAGGAAAAAATAAATTTCAACTTAACTCTAATGTAAATACTTATGCAGCTGGTACAGATCAGTTTTATAGCGTTCCTTTAAAAGCAGTAAAGGATCAAGCAAAAAATACTTATGATGATTTAGTATTTCTTTTGGACGAATTAGAAAAATTACTTAATCAAGTAAACTTAGATCCAAATGCAAGCCCTTCTTTAAGCGAATACCATAGGTATGTGTGGAGTGAAATATCTAAATTAAATGATCAAGCTTTAGGAGAAGGCACTCTTCCTAATTTTATTTCTCATGCAGAATACATGTATGCAGAAAAACACGCTTGCAGAGGATGTAGAAAATTTATGAAAGAGTATGATCAGCTCATATCTTCTACTACTTTTGGACACGTTTATTCTTTTAGAAAAATAACAAAAGCACTTATCAATGAAACTCAATGTATTAAAAAATCATTAATGACAGATTTTGGAGATGACTATGAAGATGAATCACAACAACAAGTCGCAACATACTACCTCTACTGGCTCAAAATGGCGACCCATTATAAGGGGAGGTTTGAAAACGCGATCCCAGCCTCTCCCGTCCTTCTCCCAGAATCCGAAGTGGATAAAGTCACTAAAAAACAAGCCGGTCAATTTCAAGCATTTTTTTCGATCAGAGTAAATTCAGAAACAATATCTATTAATAATCAAATAGAATCTTTAAACAAAGATCTAGGAGAAGATTGTAATGTATTTTATGGAAAGTTTTTGGGACCATCTATAAAATTTAAAACAAAAGTTGGTGGAGATTTAGCTTTAGATTTTAGAACAACAAACATGGTATCTCAAATGCCAAGACTAGCAGAAGAAGCAGTTACTGCAGTTTTAGCTATAGAGGGAAACTTTAAATCTATTTTGACAGATCTTCTCGAAAGAAGAAATATGATGATCAAAAAAGTAGATGCGTTGTATCAATCTATTCTTCAAAGAAGAAAATATGTTCTTTATATCTCTCAATTAGCTTCTAAAGCAATATCTAAAAATAAAATAGTTACAGCTGAATTCAATCAGGACTATGTAACAGCAGCTTATTATGCAGTAGCAGATAGAAGTTCTGTAACAGAATCCCTAAAATCTAGTCACTCTTCGTTGGATGACCTAGGAGAAGATAACCATCCTCAATATTTATTAAAAACTGGTGGAAATATATCCGGCAATGTTACTGTAGATGCCAACGTAACGATTGATGGTATCGACTTAAGCACACACAGTCACACTGGTTATGATGGTTCAACTAAGATTAGATCGATAGATATAGATTATAATTCGGTAAGAGATGACTATAAAAATAATGGTTTGTTAAACATTAAGGATATTTTAGATATTAAGATAGAATCTTTTATACCTGATATACTAATTGGTGGAGTTCCAGTAGCAGATGTTGTGGTTAGCATTAACGTTCCTGATGACTTAAAAGATAAGTATGAGTTTGAGATTAGATATATAGAGATTTGATATGACTTGGTTTAGCTATTTAAAAAACGACAGTAATGTTTCAGCATCTCCTTACACGTTTAATTTGGCAAATCCGCCATTAAGAAGACGGACTATCTTTTTCTGACATTAAAGAAACTATTCACGCAAATGATTGGTTGTTTGTAGATTTACAAGACAATGAGATTAACTACTTATACGATGCTGACTTAAGCAAGGTGGAACAAGACCATTCTTACGTTATGGTTTATGAAGATTTAATAGATTCTTCTAACGCAACTCCAGTGTCAACTATTGTTTTAAATAATATAGTTTATTTTAAATCAGCAAAAGAACATGCTATTGGCCCTGGTAATTCTGTTAATTATAATCTTTATTATGGTAGAGACTATATAAAATATATAAAGCCAACTTCTTATTATAATTACGATATAGATGAAACTGTTTATAGCTATATCCAATATGATCAATCTACTATCAGTTATTATTTAACTGGCAATAATTCTCAAGATAATGCTATATTAAGCGCAACACCTAGTGACGTAAATTTATATCAGGATGTAGTTAATAAAAATTCTAGTGAAAATTACACATTAACGTTCTTTAATGACGGAGTTGATTGGGTAGATAATAAATCTACAAAAGCAGAAACTAAAGTCATAGGTAATTTTAATGGACCTATATTTAAACTTATAGGAAACATAGGTCCAGATTATGGTATGTTTAAATATAGAATATCCACAAAGAGTAATTCAAATCAACAGATAGAACAAGTAGTAGTAGACTGGACAGATGTTGATTGCTATTTTTCTTCTGGGCTTTTGGAAAGCGAACTTCTTGATATATCAAATTTAGGTTATGAAGAATATATTATAGAAATAGAAACTTTATATGACAAAAATGTACTATCATATGGAAATAATATATTAATTAAAGAAATACAATTTTTAAAAAATTACAATATATCACTAGGTGAAGAACTAATAAATCCTGATTTATCATTTATATCTATAGGCGGAGTAAAATAATGGCTATTGTAAAAAAAACGCTTCAAAATTTAAAACCAGGAAAACAATATTTATTAACAGTTAGAGCAAAAGACGCTGACTTAAATAATACTTTAGACCCTTCAGCTGCAATAAGATTCACTGTTCCAACAGATCAAGTTCAGCCAACTTCTCTTGGAGATCTTCAAATATCAGTAGGTTATAAAACAGCAATGGTTAGTTTTAATCCAGCTGATGATCTAAATCTAAAAAATTATGAATATAAAGTATATAGAGAATCTCAAGTACAACAAGTTGGATTGCACTATACGCCTATATCTGAAGATGATTATGAGGTTCAAGGTTTTTCTAGCTCAAATGTATTTACTGTAAACCTGCAAGAAACTTCCAGCATAGACGCTGGAACTCAAGAAACAGATATTACAACTGGTACAACTGCAATTTCTTTTATTGAAACAAAAGTTTTTTATTTTGTTAAAGTAAGATCAATTACAACATCAGGCGTTGCGTCAAGTTGGACACCTTTGCAAAAATCTGGACAAATTCCTTTCATAGAAGCAGCTCATATAAAAGAATTAAGTGCATCTCAAATAAAATCAGGGTTTATAGGCGCAGAAACAATAGTTTTAACTGGCGCAGATTCAATCTTAAAATCTTCTTCATATACGCCAGAAAAATCTGATTTAATAGCCACTTTAACAGCAGGAACAAAAACGGTAACCCTAACACAAGGTACTACTCAAGGTCTATATCCGGGAATGTATTTTTTTATTCCTGGGCTTAACTTGGCAACACCTAACTCTTATGGTCCTGGTAGATTTGGCTCAAATTCAAAAATAGACACAATTGTAGATAGTACTCATTTTACCGTAACCGTAAATCACTCTATATCTGGACTTACTAAGTTCACTTCTTATGCAAAAGGTTGGAATATTACTGGTGATGGACACGTTAATTTTGGTGGAATACAAGGTATCACGTTTGACGGCACAACAGTTCGCATTGGAGCAGATGCAATCATCGATCCAGGCGCAGCATTACCAGAAGCTAATATTTTTTCCGTAACTTCTGGACCACAGTCTTTGGTAATAGGAAACAGATCTGGGTTCATTGGATTAAAAATTTCAGATACAGGAAGTGGTAATGTTAATAACAATTACTGGTATGTAGATGGCTCATTTAAAGTAGGAACTGCAACAAAGTACATATCTTATGATGGAATTAATGCTCTTAATATTTCTGGAGAAGTAACAATAGGCGGAGCGGATGCTTCAACAGTCGTTAGCAACGCAGCAACAGGTGCAGAAAATCCAGCTACTAGAATAAACTCTAATTCAACTACAATTAAGGGTGGGCTGATTAGAACTGGGGCGATACAGTCTACTGGTTTTAGTTGGAATGAATATTCTACATATTCTGCAGCGGGCACAAGATTAGATCTCGATAATGGGCAAATAGTTTCTAAGAATTTTAGAATAGATGGGTCTGGGAATGCTAGCTTCAGTGGGAATATAAGCGGTTCCACTATAACTGGATCTATCGTATCTGGTGGTAGGGTAGAAGCTGGTTCTGGTAATTTTAAAGCCTACGTTGGAGATCTATCCAATGTAGGAGGAGGTCATTACGGCATAGCCTTAAGTAGTAACGGGGACCCCGCCGGTGATTTTAGTAATATATTCCTAAAGAGAAACGACGGCGCAGTTTTCTTTAGAGTAGATACAGGAAATGATCAATATATTAAATTTGAGAATGGAACTCTCAATATCAAGACAAGCGGACTAGAATTACTAAACGGAGCTGCTAAGTTTAGTGGAAGACTCGAAGGCGCTAGTGGTTACGTGACAACTGATTTTGTCATTGGCTCAAATTGTCAAATAGGTGATAAATTAAGAATTAACGAACCACAATCAAACGACAACGCCGTAGTTAAGATAAGGGGATACGGAACCACTTCTGGAACTCAAGCACTTGTAGTAGAGGACTCTACTACAGCTAATACGTTTATAATTAGAGATAATGGTGCAGTTGAAATCAAGACGTCCTTAACCATTGCAGGTAAGTCGCATACTGATCACACTCATTCCTACCTTCCTTTGTCTGGAGGAACTCTTACGGGGAATCTCGTATCTCAAGGTACAACTTATACTAGGGAATTAAATATAACAACTGGTTATAATATTAATGCTAGTGCAATAAATATAGCAGCTGGTTATGATATCAACGCTAGTGGAACAGGTTCTGTGATAACGGGAGCAACCGTAAATGGAACAAATATGCAAGTTGGATACATGACCCTTACTGGAGGTTGGGGAGTCAAGTCCGATTGGTCTCCCAATGCCGATAATTCATATGACTTAGGGCAAGATAATACATCTCTCACCAGTACAACTGCAACTACAGCCGCCGATAAAAGGTGGAAAAGATTATACTCCAATAATACTTCTATATCCATATCCGATATTAGACTAAAAAAAGACATAGAAGATGCAAGTTTGGGTCTTGATTTCATAGAAGCACTTAGACCTGTTAGTTATAAGTTTATAGTTGGAAGCAATGAAATAGAAAAAGATCAAAATGGAAATCCTATAATCATTGGAACAGATGAAAAAGGTGGAGAAATTTACAAACTAAAACCAATACCTGGAGTTAGAAGGCATTGGGGTTTTATCGCCCAAGAAGTAAAACAAGTAATAGATCAATCTGGGGTTGAAGATTTTGCTGGTTGGTCAATGAGTAATATTAACGATCCAGATTCCAAGCAGTCTCTTTCTTATGAGCAATTTATATCACCTTTAGTCAAAGCTGTTCAAGAGCTTTCCCAAAAAGTAAAAGAGTTGGAATTAAAGATTCAAAGCTGATATACTAAGATGTCAATTCAACTAAGATAGGAACGACAATGCAAGAATCAAATTTAGATGTGAATTTAATTATTCAAACATTTCAAGAAAAGCTATCACAGCTTACAACAGATTTAGTAGTTAAAGAAGCTACAATCAAACAGTTAAATTTGGTGATTCAAGAACTTCAGTCACATACTCATGATGACGGTTTTTCAACACCAGTAGAATCAACACCCGTAAATCAGATATCAAAAAAGGATAAGTAATGGCAGCTAAAAAAGAAGAGGCAATAACAGAAGAAGTACAGGCTCCTAAGGAATTCAATATTGGAATCAATATTTCCGACAAGAACCTAGCTTACAAGAGCGACTTTAATGAAGCAGAGACTATTTTTTGGCTTGAAGCTGTAAAGAATTTAATTATTCAAAAGACATTTGAAGCAGCAGGAATGCAAGACAAGAGCTAAATTCTTTAGCATATATAAATAAAACACTACTATTTAACCTAGTTTAGTTTTATATACGGGAAGTATCATGGCCATTAAAGACTACCTTCCATTCCAAAGAATGGAAAACGAAAATAACTTCGTTGCAAAAACTCTAGAACCAGATGAGCTAAGATCTCTTGGCACATCCATGAGAGTGGCATCTATAGCTCTAGGCTTTAGAGGTGTAGCTTTAGTAACTGCTTCAAGAACTGTATTTGAGCCAGCTCCGTATGACTTCGAGAGAATCATTCAGGCCATAGATACTGACTCGTATGTAAAACAAGGTTTCAATAAGTATAAAGAACTCTTCTGGAAAGAAGGCTGGGATATTATCTCAGAAAACCATGAAGCTAGAGCTTATCTTTATCAGAGAATAGATTTTTTGGAAATAACAATGAAAAGACCTTTCATTGATTTTTTGACAGAAATAGTTGATCAGCTTCTTAAATTTGGTAACGCTTTTATAGTTAAAGCTAGAGCAGATATAAACGATTATTTTCCTACAACTTTAACTCCAATTAATGGAAGTCAACCGATAGTTGGTTATTACTTAATCCCAACTGAGCAAGTAAGAATTCTTAGAGATAAACATAACAAGCCAAAAAGATACAAGCAACAGACTAACCCATATACTTTTTCGCCTAACACCTTAGCTCCAGAATGGCCAGCCGATCAGATTATACATCTTCATTATGATAGAAAAACTGGAAGAGCTTTTGGTACTCCATTTGTAACTAACGCACTTGATGATATTATTGCTCTTCGTCAGATGGAAGAAGATGTTCAGAACCTTGTTCATAGAGAATTATTTCCATTATATAAATATACGATTGGAACCCCCGAACAACCAGCTGAGCCAGATGAGATAGAAAGAGCATCGGTAGAACTAGAGAACTTAAACAATGAGGGTGGGTTAATCCTTCCCCATAGGCATGATGTGTCCATCATAGGCTCACAAGGCGCATCTTTGGATGCAATGCACTACATGGATCACTTTAAGGAAAGAGTTGCTATCGGCTTAGGAGTTGCTCCTCATCACCTTGGTATGACTCTTAATGGTGGAAATAGATCTGTTACAGAAAGACTTGACACGGCTCTTTACGACAAAGTTAAAAATTATCAAAGATTATTCTCTGAGATGATTAGACTCAACATATTTAATGAATTATTGTTTGAAGGTGGATTTGATCCAATTGTTAATCCAATGGAATCAAATATATCTGATCGTTGTTTCTTTAGATTTAAGGAAATAGACGTAGATACTCAAGTTAAAAAAGAAACTCATTTAATCCAAAAGTACGTAAATAACATTGCAACATTAGGCGAAACACGAGTTGCTCTTGGATTTGAACACCCTGAATTAGATCTTTCTCAGCTGTACTCAGCTATTCAAGGCAAGGTTCAGCTAGCTATAGCTACAGGAGCCATCAACTCAGACTCATTTAATCCAGCTGACCAAAGTACTAGCGTAATAGATACATCTCAACCTGATTTGAGAAAGAATCCTAATACCGAAAAGCCGGCAAATAAGAATCAAAGCCTTACCCCTGTTGATAAAAAAACAGCTCCCACAAATAAAGGCGTAGATAATACAATGCGCCCAGCTAATCAGCACGGAAAAAGAACTTCTCCAAATATTAAAAGAATGGACAATCAATTCCTAACCACTATTGAAAATCTTCTCGATGAAGAGTATACTACTATACGAGATGATTTCGATCAATTAGATATAATAGAGGTTATGGAAAATGGTAAGTCAGAACAATAAAGAAGATAATGATTTCTTTCAAGCATTGGAAGAGTTTAAGACAGCTGTTGATAATGGTCAACTTCGTTTGGCAATGATGCATTTAGTGATAGTGATTGACGAAATAGTTGATGTATTATCTCAGGAAGATGAAGCTCCCGCTCCGGCTCCCGTAGCTACCCAGTCAAAAACAGTTGTTGAGGAAGAAAAATCTCCAACTCCAAAGGCAGAGAAAAAAGCAACTCCAGCAGTTTCTGAGTAATATTTTATAAATATGAAATTATTAATAGGTTGTCCGATATATAAAAGAGAATGGATTTTTCCATATTGGATTTCCTGTATTGAGAATCAAGGAATTGATTTATCTGATATAGGGTTTATCTTTGAAGCATCTCCTGATGATGAAGAAACAATCCAAATGTTAGAAAGATACAAAAAGCATGTTAAATCAGTTGCGCTTTTTGATATAAGTGTAAGAGAAGATATTCCTCATTTTTATCACGAAGAAGGAACTAGGCAGTGGAGTATCTCTAAGTATGAAAATATGGTTTCACTTAGAAACTCCTTGCTGAAAAAAGTAAGAGACATTAAACCTGATTATTATTATAGTTTAGATTCAGATATATTATTAACAAATAATAATACAATTAAACTTTTAACTAGTCATATTCAATCAGGAGCAGACGCAGTCAGTACTGCAATGTTTATGACTCCTACAACCATAATGTATCCAGGCGTAATGGACTGGCATAAAGAGGATCAACATTTAGAAAAAGCTTATAGGAAAGAACAATATCCTTTAGGAACATATTTTAAATCTGATATAATTATGGCAGCAAAGATGATGTCACCCAATGTTTACAGTAACGTAGACTATAAACTTCATTCTCAAGGAGAAGATTTAGGGTGGTGTGCAAACGCTAAAAAATTAGGGTATAATTTATATTGTGCAAGTTATATATACACTCCGCACATTATGAATAAAATAATGCTTCAAGATTTTCAAAACAATGGAGATCCTAGAGGCAGTGTAACTTATAGTAATTAGTAGAAAGTATGATATTTTCATATAATATTGTTCAATCTTATAAAAATCAATTTACTATAACCTTTGAATTTAAAGAACCATTATTTGGAGTAAGCAAATGACATTTGAGTTTGTAGAAAACTTTACTATACAGCTTCCAGATCTTTCTGAATCTACATATGATTTCTCTGAAGGATTTAATGAAAACTATGGCCTCATAATAGAAGTAGCAGCAATCCACGAACGGACTAACTGCTAACTACAATAACTATTCTGCAGCTGAATTAGAAAAAGCATTGCAATCTTGGGTTGATCCGTATCCAAAACCAATCATTATGAATCATGATCTTAGCTCAGAACCAATTGGTAGAGTTATTGCTGCAAAGATGGATAAAGAAGAAGATGGTTCTCATTTTGTTCGTTTGCAGATTGCAGTTACTGATCCAGTAGCAGCGCAAAAAATTTCCGATCAAAGATACCTTACAGGTTCCGTAGGCGGTCGTGCCGGAAAAGCAGTTTGCTCTATAAGCGGAGAAGACCTTGCTACCGAAGATGCCAACGGAAGACCAAAAGCTCCTAAATACAAAAGAGGAACTGTTCATAAAGGAAAAATGGCATATATAGATATGCAAGACATTTCTTTTAAAGAATATTCTTTTGTTAATCAACCAGCCGATCAAAGATCTAGCGTTAGATCTAAGAAGTCTGTTGATGGCAAAGTCGCAATCTCTGACTCAGAAGACTGGGTCGCAAAGAGTAAAGCCTTTGTTTTACATATGAATGAGGAAGATATCGTTTCAATTAGTGAGAACGAATCTATCCTGCATAACTTAAAGAAAAAAGAATCTAGACCCTTGTATCTTCATATGAAAGGTGCATTCTTGTCAGCAATAGCTATACAAGAGAGCGAAAATAGTAACAGTGAGAACTCATCATTACTATCTAAGGGAAGTGAAGATATCAATAGCCATGAGGAGAACTCAAATATGGACGAAAACGTTAAGAGTGAGGACATCCTCGCTGCTGTAGAAGATCTAAGTCAAGATCTTTCAGACATTGCTGCAGGCACAGTTCAGGAATCAGATCCTGAGGTATCTCAAGATGACGCAGAAACTCAAGAAGCCCCAGAGGCTCCAGATTCCGAAGAAGCTCCAGAAGCATCAGAGGCACCAGAAGTTTCTGAGGAGTCAGAAAAAGCAATACAGGAAGCTGATGCCGGTTCAATCGCTGCAGCACTTCAAAAAGTTTTGAATGATACAATCGTATTTTACTTTGCTGCTCACAGAGCGCATTGGAATGTTGAGGGTGAAGACTTTACTGAATTCCATCAATTATTCTCAATGATCTACGAAGATGCAATTGGTTCAGTTGACGACATCGCAGAAAATATGAGAAGACTTCAGGCATTCCCAGGAACTCTTACAGAGTCGGTAATGAACGCAGATTTTAAAGATGATATGACTACAACTGATGCAATGGAATTGGCAGCAGGTATTCTTGAGAAGAATAACATGGTCAACTCTAGCGTTCTTGCAGCTTTTACTGCAGCCACTACAGCTAACGAGCAAGGAATTGCAAACTTCTTAGCAGAACGTGATGACAAACACAAAAAGTGGGCATGGCAACTCCGTTCTTCTTTAAAGATGGAAGCCGGCGAGCCAGGAGATGAATCCTGGACAAATATAGGATCTACAGAAGTTACAGAATCAGTAGAAGAACATGGTGAAAAAGTTATAGTTGATTCTACAAGTGCTGAAACTTCTGAAGTAAAAGAAGAGTCTGTATTATCAGAGGCAGACCTCACTGGCGATACAAAGGCCCCTGAGCAAGATGTCGCTGATGAAAAGATGCAGTCTCTCCAAGAAGAAAACAGAAAGCTCAAACAAGCTCTACACCGCACTTTGGCTGAAAGAGTTGTTGATACTAAAATCTCAATAGGAACTGAATCTGTTGAAAGCAGAGAAGAACTTATTAAGGATCACGTAACTAGATCAGCTGGTTCACTGGCTGATACGTTAAGAGATCTTGCAAAGCTCCCAACTTTTAAAAAGAGCATTCATGGTCTTAGTGAGTCTATCCTTGAAAATGACGTTGTCTTAGAAAAAGAAGAAAACGTTTTAGAAGAGGATGACGAAGAGGTTATCGAACAACCAAAGGCAAAAGCTAATTCAGTTGAAGAACTGTTTGTAGACGCTTTAATGGGCCGTCGTAAACTTTAATTATAAAAATATACAAGGAGAAATAAATGAGTTTAGCAAAATTTCGTAAGGTAGGAACAAAGACCGGTTCAGGCCGTTTCTTGGTTTCTTCAGGTGTTGCACCAGCAGCATACATTCTTCCAAGCGTTGCTCTTCCAACCTGGTACACAGATACAGAAGATAACCGTTTTGAAGTAGTTATTCCAAAAGGAACAATCCTTTCAGTTATTACCGATGGCAGTGGCGATTCACGTTTCGTTCCAGCTAACGGTAGTGGATCAAGCGTCACCTGGGGTGACACAATTTCTGGTTGGGACCCACTTGCAGCAGCAACCCCAACCGGAGGCGCATCAGGAGACACACAGGCAGTAGCTGCCCGTACCGTCCCAATTGGTGTGGCTCAATATGATCTCTATAGACCATTTGACAAGGGAACCTCACAAGGTGCTGGTTTCATTACAGGTGGCTATGTAGAGTACCCAATGGTAACAGGAGTTAATGCGGATCTAGCTGGTGGCGATTTAATCGCTGCTGACTTTATGGGTCGTCCAAGAAAATTAACGGACGCAGCAACATATCCATGGTTAACAGTTGGTAAGGTTATTGAAGTCGAGAAGTTTGCTACAAACTTTGATGATGGACTCCTTTCCTACATGCAATTGCCATCAGATCCAGGTGCACTTAAGACTGTGTTTGAATTAACAAAGTCTGGCGCCTACCAGGGTAAGCTAGGTATCCGTTCAAACCTAGATGTAACTAATGTAATTGGCGCATTCCGCGTCAACTTAACATTGTAATAATAAAGAAAAACACTAACAGGAGGAATAATCCTAAGATGAGTAAAACAATCCAAGAACTCCTTTCGGGTCTCCCAGCTTGGGAAACCGCATTAGCTGAGGATGGGTACATCGATTCAGACAACAGAGTTACTATCAAAGAAGCATTTTCGTCACCTGACGCAGCTGCACTCTTTCCTAAAGTTATCTCTCGTACTCTAAGAGAGGCAGCTGAACCACAGTTGCTCGTAACCCCTCTCCTTTCGGTAGTTCGCCTTGGCAAAGGGCGTTCTCTGGAATTCCCAGCAGTTAATGCAATTCAAGCAGCAGAGATTCCCGAAGGGCAAGAATACCCAGAGCAGGCACTCGCCTTTGCAAAGCAGATTGAAGGCAAAGTCTCGAAGAAGGGCGTAAAGCTCTCCTTCACAGAGGAAGTCATTGCTGACTCCCTTTGGGACATTGTCGGACTTCATGTTCGTGCAGCAGGTCGTGCTATGGCTCGTTTGAAAGAACAGATCGCTTTGAGTCGTTTTAAGGATGCAGCAACTGTTGTATTCGACAATTCGGGTAGTGATGTAACGACTGGTAAGGGCATCGATGGCGCAGCTAACGATACAATTACCTGGGATGACGTAGTTGACATGGCAGCAGTGCTCATGGCAGAAAAGCATATTCCTACCGACTTCATCTTGCACCCACTCATGTGGTCAGTGTTCCTCAAGGATAGCGTCTTCCACTACGGTGGTGCCGCTTCTGCAGTAAACACAAGCTGGGGTTACCGTCCTCAAAATGCAGATGGCGCATTAAACGCCACAGCACCTCTTGGCCTTAACGTATTGGTTTCACCATTCGTTAGCTTTACGGCAAAGAGTGGCGCAACACCTGCAAAGTCGGACGTTTTCCTTATCGACCGTAATGAAGTAGGAACTCTCCTCGTCAAGGATGACATGAGCACAGATCAGTTCGATGATCCAAGCCGTGACATTCGTCAGATGAAGATGAAAGAGCGCTATGACATCGTAATGCTTGGTGACGGTGAAGGTATCACTGTTGCTAAGAACGTAAACCTTGCACGTAACTACGAGGTTCTCGTTACAAGTCCAATAGCTTAATATAAGCCTTAGGGAAGTTATAGTTACGACTCCCTATAAGGATCGGGGACGGTGGTTTAATTATCACCGTCCCCTTTTCTTTTTATAATATGACTCTTACTATTAACATATATAAATAGGTCCTAGGAGAATAAAGTGGCACTTAATCTTATTGAATATGCTTCCGTCGGATCTGATACAGTAATTATAAAATTTGCTAGAACTGTAAAAATAAGTTCAATAATAAACGCAAACTTCATTGTACAAACAACAGATAGTACACCTTCAGTTGTCTCAGATCCATTTAGAGCTATATCAACAATAGCAGATTATAATCAAATTTCACGAGTACTTGTTCTTAACTGGAACAAGATGTTGACATCCGATCAGGAATATTATGTTAGAGTAGCTAACTTAGTTGATGCAGCAAATCAAATTATTCCAGAAGAAAAAGTAAAATTTACTAAAACAAATACAGCTACTCCAATATCAATTTCTCAACCAGTCATTCCTAAGATCGAACAGATATTAGTTGAAGACAATTCTATAATTCCAAATACTTATACAACTTATCAAGTCATAGCAAAAAACCCTGAATTTTTTATTGAATCAATAGATCCAAATAATGGTGATTTTTATATAGATAACACGTATAATAACGGAAGAGTCGTCATTACCTTTAATGAAAGACCCGCTTCAAACTTTCTCAATAAAACTTATTTTAAGATTCAAAGAAAAGCAATACAGAGAACTCCAGCTAGATGGGAGACTCTAGAACCCAGAGTCTCTATGCACTCCTGGAAACCTGATGTTTACGTAGACTTCCCTTCACTAGACGCAACACCGTCGTATTATACTGATGGACCAGATTATTTTGCAACAGGATACAAATACAGAATAGTTATTTCTGAAAATGTAGGAATATAAAAATGGCTAATTTCATTTATGGAAAAGCAAAACAAGCTTTATTAAATGGTGAAATAAATGTTTTGTCTAATAATTTAAAAATTTTATTAGTAAACAATTTATACAATCCTTCTATTAATTTAGATGAATATGTTTCTGACCTTGATCCAAATTCTATAAAAAACAGATCTGGAATAATACAAAATGTAGTTAGCACACTAGGTATATTAGATGCAGATGATATAGAAATACCAGTACACAACGGAGCTGCATTTAATGCGGTGGTGTTATATCAAAATGGTATTTCTGATTCAGATTCAAGGCTTATTTCTTATATAGATACTTCTGCTGGTTTGCCTTTTGTGGGTGTTAATTTTAGCTTACCCGTTACTATAATCTGGAATAATGATTCAATTAAAATTTTATCTTTATAAAGGTCAAATATGTCAACTTCATATCCAAATGCACTAGATGATTTTGTAAATCCTTCAGCTTCTGATACTTTAAATTCAGGAGTAGTACCGCATCATAAACAACATTCTGACCTTAACGATGCGGTAGAAGCTATACAAACAGTATTGGGAGTGACGCCGGCAGGAACATATCTTACAATGAAAGATAGAATAGCAGCTTCAGAAGCTCTAAACGGATTAAACGACGTTACTATAAGTTCTGTTGCTGTAGGTAATGTACTTAGGTACAATGGCTCTAAATGGGCTAATTACGCAGAAAATAATCTCACCGATGGAGGAAACTTTTAAAAATGGCTAATACAATTAGAATCAAAAGAAGAGCTTCTGGCGATGGAGCAGGCGCTCCAGCTAGTTTAGCAAATGCAGAGTTAGCATACAACGAAGCTAGTGATATTCTCTACTACGGTACTGGAACTGGTGGTGCAGGTGGAACAGCTACTCAAGCATTGGCAATTGGTGGTCCAGGAGCAGTAGTTGGCCTTACTGGCACTCAAACAATTTCGGGAAATAAGACATTCTCAGGCACTGTAGCTCTTGGTTCTTCGGCAACCGCAACTACACAAACAGCTGGTAATAACTCTACAGCATTAGCAACCACTGCATACGTAGATGGTGCAATAACTGGAGTAAGCGCATTTGGCGGACTTTATTTTGCTGGAGATACTGGAAGTACGCAATCAATAGCTAGTGGTGACACTCTTACAATTTCTGGTGGAGTTGGCCTTACGGCTACCGCTTCAGCAACCGATAAAGTTACTGTTGATCTTGACAATACAGCAGTAACAGCTGGATCGTACGGTTCAGCTAGTGCAATCCCAACCTTCACAGTTGATGCTCAAGGTCGTTTGACTGCAGCTGGCACAGCTTCTATTTCTACTTCATTTACTCTTACGGCAGATAGTGGTTCAAATCAAACAATTTCTGGTGGAGACACATTTAACATAGTAGGTGGCACAGGCTTAACATCGGTAGCCTCTAACACTGACGTACTTACGTTAAATCTTGATAATACTGCAGTAACTGCAGGTTCTTATGGTTCAGCAACTGCAGTATCAACCTTTACAGTTGATGCTCAGGGTCGTTTGACCGCAGCTGGAACAACAAACATTGCTGTTGCAGCAAGTGCAATTACTGACTTTACTGAAGCAGCACAAGATGCTATTGGTAATTCAGTTGGAACTGGACTTACTTATACTGATGCAACTGGTGCAATTTCCGTAACAGCAAATACTTACGATGCATATGGTGCAGCTGGTACAGCACAAACTAATGCAGAGTCAACTGCTTCAGGCTATGTATCAACTCACGCAGGCCTAACTTCAACACATGGTGTTACGGGAGCTATTGTTGGGACAACTGATACTCAGACTCTTACAAACAAGACTCTTACTAGCCCAGTTGTTGGAACATCTCTTACTACAGCAGATACTTCATTTGACCTATTAAATTCTACTGCTACAACGATTAACTTTGGTGGCGCAGCAGATATCAACATGGGCGTATCTGGTAAAACAGTAAAGATTGCTGGTAACTTAACGGTTGATGGAACTCTTACAACAATTAACTCAACAACTGTAACAGTAGATGACAAGAACCTTGAACTTGGTTCGATAGCTAGTCCAGATAATGATACAGCCGATGGTGGCGGTATCACTCTTAAGGGTGCTACGAACAAAACCTTTAACTGGGTCAAGTCAACATTAGCTTGGACCTCGTCTGAAAATATGGACCTTGCTTCAGGTAAAGTTCTTAAGATTAACGGAACTGAAGTTCTTAGTGGTTCAGCCCTTGGTTCAGGAGTAACTGGATCAAGCCTTACCTCGGTTGGTACAATTGCAACCGGAGTATGGAATGGCACAGCAATCCCCGTAGCTAACGGTGGAACTGGCTCCACAACCGCCTCAGACGCTCGTACAGCCCTTGGACTTGCCATTGGAACTAACGTACAGGCTTACGATGCAACGCTTGCCTCAGTGGCTGGTGGAACGTATGCTGGTGATGACAGTATTACAACTGTTGGCACAATAGCAACCGGTACCTGGAATGGTACAACGATTGCTGTAGCTAATGGCGGTACTGGCTCCACAACAGCCTCAGGAGCTCGCACAGCTCTTGGATTGGCAATTGGCTCTGACGTACAGGCTTATAACTCAACATTGGCTGCAGTGGCTGGTGGAACTTATACCGGATCTAGCTCAATCACAACTCTTGGTACTATCACAACTGGTACTTGGACTGGTACAGCAATTGCTGTAGCTAATGGTGGAACCGGATCAACAACAGCCTCAGGAGCTCGCACAGCTCTTGGATTGGCAATCGGTACTGACGTACAAGCTTATAGCTCAACGTTAGCTGCAGTAGCTGCTGGCACTTACACTCTTGACGGTGGAACATTCTAAGACTATAATTAACTGAGACTTTATCTATGGAGTAGAAATGACAAGTCAATATAATATATTATTTGTCAACAGGTTAAATTATGGCTATTAGTAGTGGAAATACATCAGGTACAAGGAAAAACGATGTACCTAACATAGTTGGAGATAAACCCGCAACTGCCGACCCCAAGTTGACAGCTGCCGAGTTTAACAAACGGAACTGTAACCAATACAGCTTTAAATGATCCTAGTGGTGGAAATTTAACTAGGTTAGACGAGATTATTTCAGAATCTCCTGCAGCTGCTACTGTTTATCCAAGAACTGGATCTGTAGACTATACTAAATATAGTCCTTACTTTCCTCCTTTTTTCCCACCTTTCTTTCCACCTTATTTTCCTCCTTTTTTCCCACCTTTCTTCCCACCTTTCTTCCCACCTTTTTTCCCACCTTTCTTTCCACCTTATTTTCCACCTTACTTCCCACCTTTCTTTCCTCCTTTTTTCCCACCTTTTTTCCCACCTTTCTTTCCACCTTATTTTCCACCTTACTTCCCACCTTACTTCCCACCTGGGTTTAAATAAGAAAGACCTAATATGGCTAACACTATTAAAATAAAAAGATCATCAACACCAACTCAAGCTCCCGCAACATTAGATTATGGTGAGTTAGCCTTAAATTATGCAGATGGTAAAATATATTACAAGAATAGTTTAGACGCTATTGTACAATTTACTAGTTCCGTTAATCTTGCTGGCACAGTATATAATGCAACTATAGGAGATGGAACCAGTACTTCATTTGTTCTTACTCATAATTTTGGAAGCAGAGATGTAAGTGTAACTGTTAGAGAAGCAGCTTCTCCATATGGTTTAATATTAATTTCTTGGGAAGCAACATCAAGTAACACTATCACGGTTTATTTTGATTCACCTCCAGCCTCTAACTCAGTCAGGATATCGGTTTATATAGCCGTAGCAGGCCTTGAGGTTGGTCCTACGGGTCCTACTGGCCCAACCGGCTCTACAGGGGCTACGGGAACTGCTGCTAGCATAACAGTGGGCACAGTAACCACTGGAACTGCTGGGTCTTCAGCCTTAATAACAAATTCTGGAACATCTTCTGCTGCTACTTTTAATTTCACCATACCCAGGGGAGATACTGGAGTAACAGGCCCTACTGGGCCTACTGGTGTAGTCATACAGGGAACAGCTCCTGGAGATACTAGTGTTATTTGGGCAGATACTGCGACTACTGGTTCCGTGGGCCCAACAGGTCCCACTGGCCCCACTGGCCCAACAGGAGCTGCTTCTACAGTGGCTGGTCCGACTGGACCTACAGGTCCCACTGGACCAACTGGAACAGCTGCTACAATTACTGTTGGCACAGTCTCTGCTGGCACAGCAGCAGTAACCAACTCAGGTACCTCATCAGCTGCGGTCTTAAACTTTACATTACAGACTGGACCAACAGGACCAACTGGACCAACAGGTCCCACTGGACCAACAGGCCCACAAGGTTCTCTTGGTTCGGCTGTACTAGATGATCTATCTGACACTATAGTTACCACTCCGGCAACTGGACAAGTACTAAGATACAACGGAACCAACTGGGTAAACGCTGCAACTACAAATATAACAACCCTCGGAACAATTGCAACTGGAACTTGGAATGCAGATGTAATAGCAGGACAATATGGCGGTACAGGTGTTGCAAATACTGGTAAAACTATTACCCTTGCAGGGAACCTTACTACAACTGGTGCCTACAACATAACTCTCAATACGGCTTTGGGGTCAAATGTAACATTGCCACTTACGGGAACTCTTGTTAACGAAGCAGTTACAACCCTATCTGGACTTTCTTCTATCGGAACCATAACTACTGGTACTTGGAATGGTACTACTATCGCAGGACAATATGGTGGTACGGGAGTAAATAACTCAGGAAAAACAATTACACTTGGTGGCAACTTTACGACTTCTGGTATGTATAGCACAACCCTTACAGTTACAGCTAATACAAGCGTAACTTTACCGACTACAGGCACAATGTCCACACTTGCGGGAACAGAAACTCTTACCAATAAAACTCTTACTAGCCCAAGTATTACTGGCGCATCATCAACAGCTTTAACTTCAGTAGGAATTAGAGATACTTCAGCAGCTTATGATATAACTATTGCAGCTGTTTCTTCTACTACTTTAACCGCTGGTAGAACTCTTACATTAGATCTAGTAAATGCAGCTAAGACATTAAAATTTGGCGGAAACTTAACCTTAGCATCAGACCTTACTACTTCAGGTGCATTTGCTTTAACGCTTACTCAAACTGCATCCACTAACGTAACTCTTCCAACTTCAGGTACGCTTGCTACACTTGCTGGCACCGAAACTTTTACTAATAAAACTTTTACAAGTCCAGTAACCAACACCCCAATACTAACACTCTCTACCTCATCGTCTACAACAGATGCTAGACTTTCTTGGGATAGTACGAATAAAAAATTGCAAGTTGGCAATGGAACAATATCATTAGACTTTGCTTCTTCTAATGTTATAACAAACGCACAAACTGCTAGCTACACATTAGTATTAACTGATAAAGATAAACTAGTAGAAGTAAGCAACGCTGCAGCTAATACTTTAACTGTTCCACTAAACTCTACTGTAGCTTTTCCAGTTGGAACTCAAATAACCATTCTTCAAACAGGTGCAGGACAAACTACGGTTACAGCTACAGGCGGAGTAACGATAAATGCAACACCAGGGCTAAAGCTTAGAGCTCAATGGTCTTCAGTCACCCTCATAAAAAGAGCTACTGATACTTGGGTAGCATTAGGCGACCTACAAGCTTAGTCTTTTTTGATACACCAAAAATTAGTAGAGCACCAACGGTAACCACTCCTAACCTCTTTAACCTGGTGAGGAAATCCATCTTTAGCTGGAAAGCAAATAAACATTCCAGGTTCTGGCTTAATTAATAAATCTTGTTCAGGAAAATAAATTTCTCCACCTTGATAATCATCATTGTAATAAAGGACTGAACTAAGATCTCTAGATGGATGCCCTGCTCCCGTCTTTAGGCCAACACTTTCGTTTTGAGCAGACCCATGGTCTAAATGAACTGGCATTGAATCACCAATTTTCATTTCCACTACACTACTAACTCCTTCATCATAAACTTTGCAATCAAAAGAAGTTTCTATAATAGTTTTTAGCGTATCGTAATATTTGCCCAAAAGTTCAGGAAGAACAGGGCTGCCGTTACCGGCATATACTCCAAATGGTGAATATCCAGATTCGTCAACTATAACTGGAGTATTTTTTAAATGTAAAGTAATTTTTACTAAATCTTCTTGTTCTATAATATTTTTAAAAATATGTATCTTATCCATTTTTTAAACCAAATCTTTCATTAAATTTGATATCTGTATACATTATAAAATCTTCTTCTTTTTCATATCCCCAATATCTAGAAAAAATTCTTTCACCTTGTAAAAATCCACCTTTTACACAATGTATCATTGTAGATAAATCTACTAAAAGCAAATCTCCCTTGCTCCAATTCCACCATATTTTATCTTTTTCAACACACAAAACTTGATACGAAAACCATTCATTTATCTCTCTAAATAAATTAAATTCTGATGTAGAAGGTTTATTATCTCCAACCTTAACTATGATATTTTGATATAAATATGGTGATAACTTTAATATATTTCTTTTATCATTCCTATGTTTTTGAACACATTTTCTTTCAAAATCTTTATTTTCTGGATCTATAACAAAAACATTATCCAAAAATATTTTCCATTCATTAGGAAGTCTTTGATAAATAATACGAGCATCTATAAATCCAGTAGATCCCGCAACAGGATCGCATGTAAAAGTATTCATCTTCCAGGAAGCGCAAACTTGTGGATTACGTCTCTCAATATGCTCCAAATGCCAACGTATAAAAACTTGATCTGATTCAAATTGTTTTTCTATTTTAGCAAAAGAAACAGAATGATCTTCTGAATCAACAGATGAAAAAAAATGCCAGTTTAATTTTTTACCAAAAAACTGCATAATTTTAAGTTGATTTACTTCTTCTATATTTAAATTAGGAAAAGCAAGTAAACCATATTCTAGATAAATATTTATGTAATTAGATAAATTAACATCAATATCTTCAACAGATGAGTTTTCTATTATATACATGTTATTTTAACTTTGTAATAGTATAAAAAGATGGAGTTGTATATCTTTCTCCAGAAATAATTTGTTTTACCCCATGAAGATAATCCACATCTCCAGGATGAGCTACCGCCAAACCTGGTTCTGGTTTAATGGTTAAGTTATAATCTGGGTAGTATAATTCTCCACCTTCAAAATCATCGTTATAATAAATTAATGAATTTATATCATATGTTGGAAAAGGATTAGGTCTTCCATCATTCATTTGCTTATCCGCATGAGGTCTTTGTTCCATACCAGGACGCCATTTAATAATTACCGGTGGTCTTGTAGACAGTTCTACTTTAAAAGAATCTTCTAAGCATTTTTTCATTTTTTGAATATATTTTTCTACAATATTGAATACTTCTATATTTATTCTTTGTAGAATATCCCAACTACATTGTCTATTAGACCAATAAGAAGCGTCATAAGTACATGTACCATCTTCAGCGTATTGATTTTCACCTGCATCCATCCACTCAGAAATTGTAGGTAAAAACTTTTGTATAATTTTAAGATCTTTTAATTCAACAAAATTTTTATATACTTTTATATTATCGATAGATTTTCCAAAATAACCTGGATTTATTAGCGATTGATCCATGCCTGTATCCTTTATGGTTTGATTTGACAAACACCTTGTGATATATTATAGCAGAACCAAAAAGGCAATTACCCCTAAGGAAAAAATGGAAATTTACAACGTAGAAGATCCTAAGTTTGGAATAATTTTATATAGAGATGTAATGTCAGAAGATCTTAATATAGTTGGTAGATTAGAGGAAACTCTGAAAGACAGTGATCATGAGTATTTTAAATGGAATACAGCCACTGTTGGATACAATACACCAATGCCAGACTATAGAGATTGTGTTGACTTAAAGGTAGGCCCAGCTCATTGGGAACATTTACCTGAAGAACTAAAAGAAATCAAGAACGTTTATGATGACACAGATTTAATATTGAAAAAATGCTTGGCAGATTATGAAGCTAGATATAATTTTAAAATGGAATTTATGGAATCTATTAACTTTGTAAGATATGAAGTTGGACAACATTTCTCTGTTCATACAGATCATGGATTTTCTTATACCTGCACACTTTCTTCGATTGTATATCTAAATGACGATTACGAAGGTGGAGAGCTTTGGTTTCCTTATATTAACTTAAAGTTTAAGCCTAAAAAGGGAGATGTAATTTTTTTCCCATCAACTTATATTTTTGCTCACGGTTCCATGCCGGTCACTGAAGGCGTTAAATATTCGGCTGTTACCATGTTTGATTATAAGGATAATAACAAAGATTACCACCAGGCAGTTAATGCCGGTGCGGTAACAAAAGAAGAATCTGGAGTTACCCTTAAAAAGCTTTAAGATGACTAAGATAACTTTAATTAAAACTCATCAAAATCCACCAAATATAAAACAGTCTAGATTAAAAAGAGACTGGATGGACGAAACCTACAAAAAACACGCCTACAAATGTTTACCCATGACGGCAGCAAACGTTAATGGTTGGGAGCTTATTCTTCAGCAAGATGTAGTAGTGCAATGGGATGGCGGAAATACTCCTCCTAGGGTTTTAGAAGGTGAGTTTTTAAATGGAAGACCAGTTGTAATACCTTCTATAATAGGCATTATTTCTTTTGCTACAGGATGGGCTATAAATACTGAAGAAGGTTACGATACTTGGGTTACAGGTTCTCCCAATTATTTTGTTGACGGAGCTGCTCCTTTATCCGCCACTATACCTAGTTCTTGGTGGCCTGATGAGTTTAATATGAATTGGAAGATTACTAAGATTGGTGAGCCGGTTAGATTCGAAGCAGGAATGCCGTTCATGTTTTTTAATATATATGAAAATAATCTTTTGGAGAATGTACAATTCTCCGTAGAAAATTTGTGGGATAAACCAGAATTAATTGCCAAAAGACAATCATACGGCGATGCAAAAATGAAAAAACTACACGAACAACCATGGACTTGGATGAATGGAATTAGAAGCGGTTTAGATGAAAACGGGAATATAATAGGCCCAAAGCACGATGGTCTTTTAAACTTAATAGATCCAACCTGAGTGCCTAATACCTAGTGTTTAAATTTCAATTAAGTTAAGTACTATATCAGTATAATTTTTCATGCAAAGGAAGAACAATGCTCTTTAATAATGTAGATAAAAGCACTAAAATAGAAATTATACAAGAAAACATTCCTAAATACGAAAAAAAAGTATATATACTTTTAGTAGAGTTAGGAATTGATCCAGATAACTTTAATAATGAATTATTTGAAGTAAATGACTCATCAGTTGATTCAGGAGATTTGGGCCTCATAGATATGCGTCAAAATTTGAAAAAAACTCTTGACGCATTAGAAGTTTTAAATAAT